AAGCTTTTATAACAGCGCTGGATCTAATGCCTAGAATTAAGGATGATTAATTGTGTTTTTAAGGAATATGTATAGCAATACAACTACACATATCCAGACAATAAATGATGTCATTTACCAAATATTAAAGATATCATTATCACCTGCTCGATAGTTCTGGATATTAATCTTTGAACCACCGTTGCTAAGTTGGATAAGTTTACTCATTGCTAAGTGAGTCGTATGAGCCGTAAACCTACCAACAGGTGAGTTAACAATTGCAGTAGAAATCTTCACAGGATCAATGTTAGGAATCTTTCCACTGATAGGATCGTAAGACATTAGTAAATAGCAAAGGAATAAATCTAGGACTTACATGCTCACCAGAAATGGAATGAATGCCTAGTTACGGTTGTCACTCCATCTCTGGTGCTTCAACCGTATTAGTTAGTGTAGACCGAATACAAAACTACGGTTCTCCTTGTTTTAAAATGTTATAAACCAAGGCAAACTATAGTTATGAATTCAAAGGAGTTAAGAACTATGTTGACAGTTCCTTATCAGTCAGCTTTCAGTATGCTCGATAGACTTGAGCAACAATTCTCTACACTTTCTCGCATACCTGCAGCCGAAGTTCTTGATACTAAAGATCATTATCTCATACGTTTAGAACTTCCTGGTGCAGATAAAGATAGTATTGACGTTAAAGCTACAGAACGTAGTTTAACTATTACAGCAGATCGTAAAAATACGACTGATGTTAAAAAAATGACCCCTCTCATTAGTGAACTAAGAGAAGAGTCATGGAGACGTACTTTTAACTTTGTAAATACTCTTAATAGAGATAATTTACAAGCAGTTTATAAAGATGGTGTACTAGAGATTACAGCTGGTAAAGCTCAGACTCATACATCTGTAAAGATTAAAGTTGAAGATTAAAGATAAGCTTTAGAGATATTTGTAGCAAAGCCTATAACAGTAACGCTGGCTGCAATAACAGCAGCTGCTCCTATCACCCACTTCTCTACTGCTTTCAATCTTTCTCTAAGCTCTTCTTGTTTCTCTTCAAGTCTTTCAATTTTGAGCTGCATCACAGTGATCTTTGTCTCTTGTGACGCATCAAGTCCTAAATCAGCCATAATTAATCAGTTAAACCAACATCTTCAAATATTACATCGCTATCAAAAGAAGCGATAGGAGGATCTTCATCTTCAGTTACTGGATAAACAAACTTTCCATTCTTTACGTCTAGGCCAGTAAGTTTATCTTTGTAACCTTCTTGTTGTTTTAAATAGTAATTAGCTGTATAAGAAGTAATAGAAACTTTGGCATAGTATTCAAAGTCAATAGGAATACCACTATCATTTGTATTTATAAGGAAGCAAACTTGCCATCCTCCTGTAGATATATCAGTGGGATGTCCTACTTCCATTAATACAGTAGTTGAGTGATTTTTGATGTACTGAATCTTAGTTTCAATGTCTGCATTACCAGCAGGATTAGCCACTACTAAGAATTCAGCAGCATCTTGAAGTTCTTTTTCATCCCACCAAATAATTGGTTGATAATCAAGTGACATTAGCTAATCTCCTTTTTGAATTGGACTAGAGCATTTTCTAAAAGTATTTTTGCCACTGTACCTTTATTTATATAAGGTTCAGCAGTACATGGTA